TTACATCACAGCCGACTTGGCTATTTCTGAGGCAGAAGCAGCGGACTATTCTGTGTTTGTTGTAGGCGGGATGGACGAAACCAGAACTCTCCACATCTTGAACGTAATCAGAGACAGACTTGATGGTAGAGAGCTTGTAGACACGATTCTTTCTCTTCAGCGTGTCTATCAACCAGCCGCGATTGGAATTGAGGAGATGCAGGTTTCCAAAGCAATTGGCCCCTTCCTTAGAGAAGAGATGATTGCTCAAAACACTTTTCCTCAGATCATACCCATGAAACACATGGGTAAGGATAAACAAACCAGAGCCAGATCTATCCAGGCCAGAACCAGAGCCAAAACTGTCAAAATAGACAAAAATGCAGATTGGTTTCCTAATTTTGAGGATGAGGTATTAAAATTTCCAAGGGCAAAACACGACGATCAGGTAGATGCTTTTGCTTATATGGGTCTTCTTCTTGATAAAATGATAGAAGCTCCCACCGAACAGGAAGAAGAGGACGAGGAATATGCCCACGAGTTACGAACAACAGGTTTCGGACTTACAGGACGCAGCAGAACTACCGGCTATTGAAGACTCACGTCAAGAGTTTGAAGGTTTAAATCTTGTTGAAAAGATCGAAAATCAAAAAGACGGGGAACATAAACTAACAAAAATCGGCCAAGACTGTAAAAAAGGTTTTGAAGTTGACCTCCAATCCCGCAAGCATTGGGAAGAAGACATCGAAGATTGGATGAGCCTTGCTTGTCAGCTTCGTGAACCCAAAAGTTTCCCTTGGCCTGATGCTTCGAACGTAAAATACCCTCTAATTTCTGTTGCAGCAATCCAATTCTCTGCTCGTGCTTATCCTTCTTTTATCCCTCCTGATGGGAAGATCGTCAAAACAATGATCATTGGCCCAGATCCCACAGGCGATAAGTCAAAAAAGGGAGAACGTATCGGAACTTTCATGTCTTGGCAGATTTTAAAAGACATGGAAAGCTGGGAAGAGGATATGGACAAGCTCCTAATGACCATGGCTGTCATGGGATTAATGTTTAAAAAGACGTTCTACGACCCACACGACGAGAAAATCAAATCCTGTATCGTAGATGCACGAGATCTTGTTGTAAATCACTGGGCTCGGAGCCTGGAAACTGCTGAAAGAGTGTCAGAACGCTTTTATTTCTTCCCCAGGGAAGTAAAAGAGCGGATGAGAACTGGATTTTACAAGAAGTGTGATCTCCCTCCTCCATCTTTTCCTGATGCTTCTGATATCCAAGCTTCTGACACAGACTCTGTTCCCTATGAGATTATTGAACAGCATTGTTGGATTCCGTTAAAAGATGATGATTCTCCTCTTTTCCCGGTTATTGTAACGTTTGAACGCTCGACAGGCAAAGTTCTCAGAATCGCCCCGAGATTCGATAAATCCGGCGTAACTCTGGATGCAAACCAAAAGATCAGAAAGATTACCCCACATTCATACTACACAAAGTTCTCGTTCTTTCCTAACCCTGACGGTGGGTTTTATGATGTTGGCTTCGGGCATCTACTCGGACCAATCAACGAATCAGTAAACACTCTTGTCAACCAGCTTATCGATGCTGGGACTCTGAATAATATGAATGCTGGTTTTATCGGAAAAGGACTGAGGATCAAAGGGGGAGATTACAGTCTACAGCCTGGGGAATTCAAATGGGTAAATTCGACTGTAGATGATCTTAAAAAGCAAATCATGCTCATGCCAACAAAAGAACCAAGCTCAACCTTGTTTCAGCTCATGGGGGCATTGATCACGTCAGGAAAAGAACTGGCATCTGTGGCAGAAATTTTCGTAGGCAAGATGCCGGGTCAAAATACTCCTGCAACAACCACCATGGCATCTATCGAACAGGGGATGAAGGTTTTTACAGCAGTGTATAAGCGTGTGTATCGATCTCTTGAGCGTGAGTTCAAAAAGATCTTTCAGCTTAATAAAACCTATCTTGACGACAATACTTACGCTTATGTACTTGATGGCCCTGTCAGTGCTGAAGACTTTGATGACAAGTCTTATGACATTTGCCCATCAGCAGATCCCACAGCTACGTCCCAAACAGAGAAACTTCTCAAAGCTCAAGGATTGATGGAACTCCTGCCCCTGGGAACCATTGATCCAGTCAAGGTTACTATGAGGATTCTAGAGGCACAACAACAGCCCAATTGGCAGGAGCTTATCCCCGGCATGGCAGAAACTGGACAACCACAGATTCCCCAACGTCAGGATCCTCAAGTAGCAGCACAGCAACAAGAGTCGATGCTGAAACAGCAGGAAATGCAGCACAAGCAGCAACTGGAAGCACAGAAGATGTCGATGGGGCAGCGTAGCGAAGAGTTCAAGCTTGCTATGGCTGAACAACAAAACCAACAAGAACGCCAACACAAGCAGGCAATGAATCAGCTTGAAATGGAAAAAGCTCGTAGAGAGCTGAATATCGAAACTGCTCGTGGAATGGAGAAACTACGTCAACAGAGGACGCAAAATGACAGGAAGAGAACTGGTTGAAGAGTGGAAAACCCACCCAGTAACCGAATGGCTCATCAGAGAACTTAAAATCAGATCACTGGCGTTGACAGAAATGTTAATGCAAGAGGCGGGAAGAAACCCCGTGGAAGATGCCAGAAACTCTGGCCGAATCCTGGAGATTCAAGACATCCTTAATTTAGACTATGAGGAATTAAATGATTAGACCTTTTGGACATAGAGTAGTTGTCAAACCCGTTGCTATTGAAGATCATGATAACACCTTCAAAAAAGCAAAACAGGCTGGGATTGTTTTCATGGAACAAGACATCCGTGCTGAACAATCGGCTGTTGACAAGGGTTATGTAATTTCAATCGGACCCACTGCATTCAAAGATTTTGGTGGGGATCCTTGGTGTAAAGTCGGAGATCTTGTTGTATATGCAAGGCACGCAGGAAAACGACTCGTAGACGGAGACACAAATTATCTTGTGCTCAACGATGAAGACCTCGTATGTGGAGTAGAACATGAGTGAAGAATCTCAAGTAACGGAAATTGAACAAAAGGCCCTGGAAATGGGCTGGAAGCCTCAAGAAGAGTTTGATGCTTCCAGTGGTAAAGAGTGGATCCCGGCTGATGAATTTGTACGCCGTAAGCCTCTTTTCGACAAGATTGACTCTATGGGGCGGGAGCTGAAAAACATGCGACAAGGCATGGAAGCTTTCCGTCAACATCATGAACAAGTCAAACAAACTGAATATCAACGAGCGATGGCTGATCTCAAACGTCAACGACAAGAAGCCATCGAAGAAAAAGATGCTGTCAAAGCTTTTGAAGTATCTGATAAGATGCGTGAGCTTGAACAGCAGAACGTCAGTACCCCACAGGTACAGGCAACCAACGATCTGTTTACAGACTGGCTTGCTGACAATCTATGGTATAAAAAAGATCCTGAACTTCAGGAGTTCGCCGATGCTCTTGGCATCATGTATGCAAAGAAAATGGCACCTGCTGATGTGTTTCAGAAAGTATCCGAAGAAGTTCGGAAGAAGTTCCCAGAGAAATTCAGAAACCCCAATAAAGACAGGGGGAGTGCTGTTGAAACCGCAACTAACAAAAATCGGACTACCAAGTCGGATGATTACCAATTGTCAGACGACGAGCGTAAAATCATGCGCAAGATTGTCTCAACTGGAATCATGACAGAAGCGGACTATATCAAAGAACTCAAACGCACAAAAGGTGATTGACATGACTGAAGAGACTATCAATAAAGCGCCCAAGACGCGCGCAAAACGTATCCCAGTAGGAACACGAAATCGACTAGAAGTCATCGGGAAAAGTCCTGACTATGTATATCGTATTGTAAATGATGTAGACGACAGGGTAGAACGATTCAAAGCCGCAGGCTATGATGTTGTCCCTATCTCGGAATCTCGATTAGCAACACAGCGCGTAGGCCAAGGCACCCCCACAGGGTCCATTGCAGAAATGCCTGTAGGTGGCGGTGTACGTGGTGTTCTCATGAAAATCCCCAAAGATTGGTATGAGGAAGACCAAAAGCTTAAAGCCGCTGCTATCGAAGAAACCGAGCGTTCCATCAAGAAACCAAATATTGATGGCTCCTATGGTGATATTAAAGTCTCTTAAGTCCCTTTGCGCCATCAGATTATCGGAGGTCTTAAATGGCTAATGTAAACCGTGTTAACGGTTTTAAACCCGTTAAATATCTGAACGGCGCTCCTTACAACGGTCAGTGCACAATGTACTCAACTTCAACAGGCGATGGTGTTGCTATGTTTGTTGGGGACCTTGTTAAACTGAACGGCACTGCTGACGCTAATGGTGTTCGTGGAGTAGCTCAGGCTGCTGCTGGTGATGCTTGTGTTGGCGTTGTTGTAGGTATCGTTCCTAGCATGACAGCTCTCGATACTCCTCAGTATCGTGCTGCTTCAACTGCTCGTTATGTTCTTGTCGCTGATGATCCCAATATCATCTTTGAAGGGCAGGAAGATGGCGCAACTGATCCTCTAGAAATGGTCGATGTCGGTCTTAACGTCAACTTTGTCGTTGGTGCTGGCTCAACTACAACTGGCGCATCAGGTATGCAGATTGACAGTAATACCGAGGCAGCGGGAGCTACTCTACCCCTCAAACTTATGGAACCTGTCCAGCGTCCCGACAATGAACTTGTCGCTGCCGGACAAGAGTTCACACGCTGGCTGGTTAAAATCAACAACCATCAACTAGGCAGCCACACTGGTACTGCGGGAGTTTAATCATGGCAATCAACACTTCAAGCTTCGCTAAAGCACTATATCCCGGTGTATCAGCATGGTATGGTAAGGCTTACGCCGAGTATCCCGAAGAGCATAAACAGCTTTTCGAACAACTAACCTCAAGCCGTAACTGGGAAGAGGATGTTGGTGTCTCAGGTTTTGGTCTTGCCGCAGTTAAAACTGAGGGCGGTCCAATCAACTATGACAACGAGCGTCAAGCTTTCACAACTCGCTATCGCCATGTTGTATACGCTCTAGGCTTTGTTGTCACTCGTGAGATGTTCGAGGACGATCTGTATGATGTAGTTGGACAACGCAAAGCGCAAGCGCTGGCGTTCTCAATTCGTCAAACCAAGGAAGTTCTTGCCGCCAACGTATACAACCGTGCCACTACCGCAGGCTTTGTAGGTGGTGACGGTGTTACCCTTCTCAATGCTGCTCATCCAAACGTAGCAGGAGGCACTTGGTCAAATATGCTTGCTGTCAACTCAGATATTTCTGAGGCGGCACTAGAGCAGGCATGTATTGACATTGCAGCACTGAAAAATGATCGTGGACTACAGATCGCTCTTCGTCCACAGAAGATCATCATCCCTGCTGCACTAGAATTCGAGGTTGCTCGTATTCTCAAGGCTGTTGGTCGTACCGGAACAGATACGAATGACATCAATGCCCTCAAGGAAATGAATAAGTTCCCCGGTGGCATGGTTGTCAATCACTATCTGACAGACTCAGATGCTTGGTTTATCCAAACCAACGCCCCTCGTGGAATGATTCACTTCGTTCGCCGTGCCGATTCTTTCGACATGGATAACGATTTTGATACCGAGAACGCCAAGTTCAAGGCTACATTCCGTAGTTCATGGGGTTGGACTGATCCTCGCGCTATCTTTGGCTCACCCGGGGCCTAAACCACAGGGGGAGGTTAATCCCTCCCCCATTTCTTAGGAGAATAATATGGCTGTTAATATGTCATATCCAAAGCCCCGAAGCCTTCTGACTAAGATCTTTGACTTTGCTCGTACAGATAATGCCACTGAAAAGTGTGTACTACCTAAAGGAGCAGTTGTTGTAGATGTCACAGTACATCAGCAAGCAGCAGCAGTAACAGACGCTGGTGCCATCTCTGTTGGCTGGTCAGGAGCTGCCACTGCTCTTCTTAATGCTTTCTCTCTCCCTGTTTCTACGGTGGGGCTAGCAAAAGCAGGAGCAGCAGCAGGAGCCTCTATTCTGGGAACACCTTTGGACACAGATAAGATGATTCTATCTACCTACACAGTTGGTTCTTCAACTGCTGGTGGTACTGGAAAGGTTGTTATCTCATACTTCGTACCCGGACCGGGCGAAACTGCAACTTCTTAAGGAAACGGGGCGAAAGCCCCTTTCCTGTTTTAAAGGATTATTATGGGTGCACATCGTTCCGCTGACGCTTCGGCCCCAGCCAGTCATGCAGTCGCTGTAACTAAAAGTGATGCCACTGTATTTCCTGTTACTCGTGCTCTGTATGTAGGCACATCAGGAAACGTCACAGTACGTATGGCTTCTGGCGCTATTGTAGAATTTAAAAATGTCCCTGCTGGGGTTTTCCCTGTTCAGGTAGATCAAGTGAGAGATGCCACAGTCCCTACTGATATTCTGGCTCTTTATTAATTAAAGGATTTAACATGGCAAATGGATTTTATGCAGCCGGGTTGGAAGCTTTTCTAGGAGGCGATGCTGACTGGGATGCTGATACAATTAAACTCGTGTGTATTGACCATGCAGATGACACTCCTAATCTAGCGTCTGACCAAGATCTTGCGGACATTGTGGCTGGTGCTCGTGTAGCAACCTCTGGAGCTTTCACAGGAAAAACCAAGACAGGGGGAGTAGCTGACGCAGCCGATGTCCTTCTTACTAGTGTTGTGGGTGATGTGTTTGAATCAATCACAATTTACATTGACACAACTGTTGAATCCACATCAACTCTTCTTGTAAACATCGACACTGCTTCTGGTCTTCCTTGTACGCCTGATGGTGGAAACATTACAGTTACATGGGATTCAGGAGCTAATCGGATTTTCAAACTATGAAGCGTGGTATCACTGTAAAACAGCACAAAGGCTCTATTGTGCTGGAACTGGATGGAAAGTACATCTGTGATATGCCTTGGGATGTTGCTCAAGATCTAGCTCGTGCTGTTATTTCAGTCTCAAAGCTTGCTGAAGAGCATGAGGATGCTCCACGAATCATTAAGCAAGATGCAATGCTTATTCGTTCAGGTGCTCCTCTCTCACTAACAAACAATAAGAAGATTCGAGAGGCTGCCTATCAAGCGGCGCAATGGGATCGAGATTTAAGACAGATGCCTATCAAAGGTGTCCCAAGTCCCAAAGAAGTAGGAACACCATCACTACATAAGATGGGGAGAATGTGATGAAAGCATTTATGATGACTCTAGCTCAAAACCGCCGCCGGGCGAAGATCGACGCGCTCACGAGCCGCCTTCGCAAGCTGCGCGAGCAGCGACAGGAGATCAAGGCGCAGATGCTTGCCGCGCAGGACGAACGCGAGCGACTGATCGCCGACGAGACGCGCGAGCGGGCGTGACCCACCGGACGCAGTAGATGGCAGTTCGTTTCGAGGCCGCAGTAGACGAATCAACCGTCGGGCGCTTGCAGCGCACGCCCGCGTTTACTGGGACGCCGTACACGGTCGTTGCGTGGTTCCTCATCGACGAAGCACCGTCGTCGCCGACGGTAATGTTAGATTTATACAGCACCGATTTCTCGGCCGACGACTGGCTGGAACTGCTCCAAAGCAACGTGTTGCGCGTTGGCGCCGGCGGCTTTGTCGATAGCGCCGCAAACGCATGGCAAGACGCGACGTGGCACTGCATGGCGATGACGCGCTCTGCGACCACGCAGACCGGCTATGTGCTCGATCGAGGGGTGGTGGTCAGTCGATCGACTACGTCTTCGGCTGCTTTCCAAGTCGAAGCGCTGCTCGGCTACGACGGCGCCGGCAGCGTATACGGTCGCGCGGTCACGCATTACAAGTGCTGGACCGCCGATCTGACGCATGAAGAGCTTGCGCGCGAAATGCAGCAGTTCGCGCCCGTTCGTACTGCGGACTTGGTTGCCTATGCGAAGCTCGCAGCGCACACCGATCTGTCGGACGAGATTGCCGGATCGTTTTCCGCTGTCAACGCCACGCCATCGACCGTCGCTGGTCCGACCGGGATTGTCGAGGAGTGGACCGGCGCGAAGGTCGCAAGTTCCGCGACGACGACAGGCACGACGAGCGCGGGCGGGCTGGCGTGCAACATGCCGAGCGGCATCGAAGCGGGTGATCTGCTGCTCGCGCAAGCGGCCAACGACACAAGTGTTTCTTGGAGCGCGTCGGCCGGGTGGGAGTTGATCGACAACGGCGCGAACGGAAGCGCGGTGCAGGGTGCGACGTGGGCGAAGATCGCTGCTGGCTCCGACACTCTGACGATCACGGGCGAGGCGAATGATATCGCTGTCGTCGTCTCGCGCATCGTCAACCACGGTGTTGCCGATGTCACGACCGATATCGTAAAGGGCACCGCTGCGACCGGATCGAGCAACGCGCCGAACGCGCCGAACTGCAACCCCGGCACGTCGGACAAGTATCTCTGGATCACGCATTACGCCTCCGATGACGACGACAATGCAGCGGCGTGGTGGCCGGCCGAGGGCGCACCAGTTGCGCAGGTCAAGTCGGCGACGGGTTCGTCGAGCTGCCAAGTCGGCGTTGCGTATCGCTGGCTGGAAGCGTCGAGCTACGACCCGAGTGCGTTTGCACTTGCCGCGACAGAGGAATGGCGCGCACAGACGTTTGCGATTCCCGCGCTGGCGGACGTTTCCGAAATCGACCCGTCCGGCATCGCGTCGAGTGCTACATATGGATCAGCTACAATTTCCAATGTATCAGCACAAACAATCTCTTCTTCCAGTCTGTCAAGTAATGCTGCTTTTGGTTCTGTAACAGTAGCTAAAGTGACAGCAAAGAATATTTCTATGAGTGGTTTAGGTAGTAATGCTCTCTATGGAACCACTCTTTTTGCAAATGTAACAGCAAAAGTCATTGCTCCAAACGGTCTTGCAAGTAGTGTTGCTCTTGGAACTTCTGCAATTGATAAAGTCCCTGCAAAGAGCATTACTCCTACAGGATTAACAAGTAATATTGTTTTTGGATCATCAGTACTTGCTAAGGTGTTGGCAAGAACTTTAGCTGTAGACTCTATAGCAAGCCCTTCTGCTCATGGGGCAACAACGATTTCTAACGTCCCATCTAAAGAAATAGAACCTAGTGGTTTGTCTTCTTCTGTTGTTTTTGGATCAGCAGCTTTATTGAACGCTACACCTAAGGATATTTCTTTCTCTGGTCTTGTTTCTAATGTTTCTTTTGGAACAGCTCTTGTTGCTAAAGCAACTCCTAAAAATATAACAGCTAGTGGAATTGTTTCTGCTACTGTAGTTGGAGACGCTGTAATTGGCAAAGCCTCTCCGAAGAACATATCTCCAAATGGAATAGCATCAAGCATAGACTTTGGCTTAACAGATTTAGCCGGGATTTCAATACAAACAATCACTGTTTCTAGTATCCCCTCTGTAGCTACTGTAGGAACACAAACTGTTTCCAAAAACGCAGCAAAGAATGTTGCAATTGATGGCATTGTTTCCAGTGCTGTAGTTGGAACACATACAATAACAAAGATCAACGCCCAGAATATTTCCCCTAATGGTATAACTACAAACATTCAGTTTGGAGCTACCTTCGTAGACGACGGGAGTGGTGATATTCCAGACTTTAGTTTAAGACCTCTGTATAGGATTGCCATAAGTCTCGGATTTGATCGTAGATAAAGGATTAACAAATGCTTTCAGGTTTTCTTTACACAGTTCTAGCTATTTATGTTCTTTGGATGTATTACCTTGCTGTAATGAGTCTGTACCGAGCTAAGAAAGCTGGAACATTAACCAAGGTTGGCTACGTTCTAGGTCTTCCTATTCTAGTGAGTGGGGTTCTTCTGAATGTTGTAATCAATGTCACTTTCTGTTCTGCCCTCTTTATGGAGCTTCCTAAAGAGTTCCTAGTATCCCAACGACTACAACGCCTGTCTAAAAAAGACAACTGGCGTAAAAAGATTGTAGAGTTTGTAGCTAAACATTTCTTAGACACATTTGACCCCAGTGGGAGACATATCTAACATGGGAGCTTTAAGTGGATTTGACTGTTCTCTGGGGTGGTATCGTTTCTTTCATTATTTTCCTTCTTGGATTAGTAATAAAGAACTTAAACCAAAAGATTGACGATATGGAAAGTCGGCATACAAAAGCTCTAAAAGATGCTATCAGCATGTACAAGGATTCTGTACATAGCTGTGATATATCTCATGAAAGAATGCAGGATGTTGTAACAAACATTCAGATCAACTACGTGCATAAAGAAGATATGAAAGAAATGCGTAAAGAACTATTAGATCGTTTTGATCGTCTGGAAACGCTGGTCAGGAGTCGATAGTGTATAAAAAAGGATGCTGGAACGCGATCTGCGATGTTTGTGGATTTGAATTCAAATCAGACAAACTTAAAGAGCGTTGGGATGGATTAATGGTATGTAGAGAGGATTGGGAGACGAGACATCCCCAAGACTTCGTTCGTCCTGTGAAAGAATCTGTCATTCCTTGGTCACGTCCAGAACCTGCTGATGTCTTTGTTGAGATTAATTATTCTAATCTATATGAATTCGGAGAAGAATTATATTCTTTTTAATTAACTGTAAAGTGAGCCCATGAGTAAAATTATTTTAAGTGAAGATACATGGAATACCCTTCTGGCAGAGTCCTCAGATCAAGACTGTGCTCGAAGAGGATCTGACGATCGACACGATGCCTGTGTTGGACGCAGTGGAATAAGGGAGAACATCTGATGGCAATTGCAGTTAGGCAGGTAAAGACGTTCACGGTCAGCGGCGAGGACGGCAAGTGCTCCGTTCCGCTGACTGCGCTCGCCGCTGGCACGCCGACAATCACAGCGACTTTCAACCGCAACGGCTACAACTCAGTTACGTGGGCGCTGTTCGAGATCGAGAAGTGCGTTACCTCGTCGGGCGCGGACAAAGGTCACTCTGACATGGTGAATTGAATGAGTCTTAAATTCGGCGCAACTACAGCTACAGGTCGTGCCTATCGCACGACTGGGCTCGTCAGCAATACGTCTCCGTCCACTCACCTTGCGTGCATCAGACTCGACACCGACACGGA